CGCAGGTGCCCGGCGGGGATGCTACTCGCCATGACTGCACCCACACTCCACGATCACGTCGGTAGCCTCGTGTAGGGCTTCGCCGGTGCAGTTGCCGTGCTTCCCGTCTCGGCACTCGGGGCAGATAGGGCGCGGCTCGGGCCACTCGTACGTCACGACGACGACGCCGGGCTGTCGTGCCGCCCAGGCGTTGATCTCGTCCGTCACGTCACGCTCTGCGCCCGAGATGTTCGACCACGCGCGCCCGTCCCGGTACATCACGTCGCCGTTGTACGGCATCGGCTCCGAGTCGGCCTTGACCTCGATGGCGCGGCCTTCGGTGCGCTCGGCGCCGAGCGGCGGGTAGAACACGCCCACGGATGTCAGAATCTCGGCGATGCCCTCGGCATCCTGGCGCGTTGCCTGCGCGGCCTCGATCAGGTCGGCGAGCCGCTTCGTGTGCTCGTCCATCAGTATTCCCCTCGTCCCGCGGCACCGTACATTGCGGTGACGCTCTTGCTGATCGTTTGGTACGCCGACAGGGTGTTTTCTGCGGCCCTCGTGCGGCGCTCGGCGTACTTGTAGGCCACCTCGGCGACCTCCATCGCCTCGCGCTCCATCTGCGTCGCGAGGAGCGCCTTTCGCTTCCGCTCCTCGACCGGCCCCGTGGCGCGCATGTAGGCCGTGGCCTCCGCGACCTCGAACACGCGCTCGGCGTCCCGGTAGGTCTGGAGGCGGACGGTCACCTCGTCCACGCCCTGCGTCACGGTGTCAACCGCGTTTCGGATCGCGGCCTCCACCTCGACCGGGTTCAGCACCCGGCCCGACTCAGCCACGACGCACCTCCTCGCGGAGCGCGGCCTGGAGGGCGTCGCGGATGTCCACGGTGCGCGCGAGCGCGGGGGTGTCGGCCCCCCACGCCACACTCACGTCCTCGTCGTCCACGAGAACCTGCACGTCGGTGCCGTCCTCCAGGGTGAGAGTCCCCTTGAAGGTCAGCCCGGCCATTACTGCCGGTCCCCTGCGTCGCTGTGCTGTTCGGCCATCGCGTCGGCGTCGGCGTCTGCCAGGGATGCCTCGTGCTCGGCGATAGCCCGGCGCTCGGCCTCCTCCGGCGTCTCGGGCTCCGGCGCCTCGTCGGGCGCCTCGCCCGGTGCGGGGGTCAGCGCCTCCCCGGCCTTCGTCAGGTACTCGCCGAACGCCATCTCGGACACGACGCCGCCCTCACCCGGTACGCCGATCAGGAGGCCGAGGTGTCCGGCGGCACGGGCCTTGCGGAACACCGCGCGCACCGCCTCCAGGTCGGTCATCGTGGACAGGTCGTACAGCCCGGCAGGGAGCCGTGCGGCCTTCGGCACCTCCACGGGTGCCTGCGGGGGCGTCTGGCGCTGTGCGGGGGCGTTCCCGGCCCCTCCGGCGACGGATGCCGCGGCGTCGTCGTCGTCCCCTCCCGGTGCCACGCCGGTCGCGGCGCACAGGGCGTAGCGGCGGGCGTAGGTGATGCTGGAGCCGAGGTTCTGCCAGTTCGCTCCGGCCTGCCCGATGGGGAGCGTGCCGGTGCGGCCCGTGCCCGTGTCGCCGTGCAGGAGTTCCCACCGCAGGACGATGCGGTTGCCGTCCACCGTGTCGAGCGCGGTGTGCCAGGAGAGGCCGACCTGCCCGAGCAGGGGGAGCACCACCTCCGACACGTCGGTGAGGTCGGCGTAGTCGTACGAGTATCCCTGCTTCCCATCCTTGCCGGGGATGGTGCCGCGGTTGCCCTTCGCCACCGTCGGGAGGCGTCGCTGGAATGCGGCGAGCGCCTGCCCGAACCCCTCGAAGTGCTCCTCCTCGGGCTCGGCTTCGGGCTCGGCGGGCGCCTCCTCGGCGGCGGTCGCGGGTCCGGCCTTCGCGGGTGCGGCCTTCGCCGCGGGCGCCTTGGTCGTGCGTGCAGTCATGGTGTTGCCTTTCGTGGGTGTGTTCTATCCGCGGTTAGTCTACGCCGGGGGTCATACATTCTTGGATCGGGTCACGGTGAGCGTCTGTTTCGCCGTCGGCACCTGCCGAGTGTTGCGCTTGCGCAGAGCCTCGTACTTCGCCACCAGCGTCGGCGCCTTGCGCTTCATGGCCTCCTCGTCGGTGACCGACTTCGTGCCCGTGCTCGTGCTGACGGTGATCTTCGCGAACCCGCCATCGATCGACACGTCCGGCTTATCCTCGCCCATGTAGATCGCGTTCAGCGCGTCCCACGCCTTCTTCTTCTGCGCGGTGGCGATGGCCTCGGCGTCGCGGGCTCGGAGCAGGTCGGCCACGAGGATCGCGTGCTCGGCGGGCATGTTCGCGCTGACCGGCGGCAGGCCGTCGAGTGCGAACTGGAGACGGGCGGCGTCGATCTCGGCGAGCAGTGCTTCGGCCTCCTCGGTCAGCCCTGCGATGAACTCCTCGTCGCGCATGATCCACACGGCCTGCGGCGGGCCGACGGGCGTGTAGGTGCTCGTCTCGGGGTCCATCTCGCCGTTGTGGCGCTCCCAGACGAACAGGGCGCGCGTCGCGTTCATGACCTTCATCTGCCACTGGACCTGCCGGTAGTAGCCGCGCTTGTTGAACGTGCTCCGCGGGTCGAGTTCGATCAGCACGCCCGCCGCGTCGATCTCGCCGGGGGTCAGGTCGTCCACGCCCGTCTTGATCTCCTCGATGATCGAGTCCTCCGTGCCGGGCTCGTAGCGTCCGGTGAACGGGTCGATCATCACGCCGTCGGGACTCGCGATCCATCGGCTGTTCTCGCCGCTCGCGTAGGTGATGCCGGTCGGGGTGATGCCGTACGTCGCCTGCGCCCACTGCGCGATCTGCGGCTCGCGGAGGGTGCCGTGGCGCCACGCCTTGACGAACGGCTCCTCCCCAGCCTCGCCGGTCACCTTCTCCGTGATGATGCGGCGGCGGGCGGAGCCCTGTCGGCAGTCGCGGATATCGGTCGCGGTCAGACCGCCGAGGCGGAAGTCCCACCATGCCTGCCGCGTCTCGGGCCGCTCGCGGTCATATGCCGGGCCGGGGATCGGTGCCGCGGTGGTGAGGGTCGTCGTGGTCATGCTCTCGCCTTTCAGATGAGGGTGATGCCGACTACCGCGAATGCGGCGACGGCGACGGCCAGGAGGCCAACGGAAACCGCGGCGATGGCACCGCGGCGATGGGGTCGGGGGTTCGCCAGGTCGGCAGGAAGGGGCTCGGTGTCGTGGCTCACATCAGCCCCTCAGCGATCAGCGTGCCGACGATCTTCGTGACCGTGACACGAGCCTCGGGCATGTCCATGCCCCGCTCGGTGAGGAGTTCCTGGATGCGCGCCTGCGCGACGGGGCTCGGGTCGCCGATGGCCTCCGCGTACTGGATGCCGCTCCGGGTGAGGAAGAACAGTGTCTCGACCGGCCAGAATCCCTGATCGTCGGCGGTCGCGCTGTGCTCGATGCCGTCCTTTGTGACGGTGAGCCGCGGGTAGCCGTCCGCGTTCTGGTCGATCTCCCACGACTTGCTCGGGCCGTCGGTCCAGGACTGGAGGATTGCCTGCACGGCCTCACGCCCGATCAGGGGCTCCGCGCCGTCCAGGATCGCGCCGACGGTGACCATCTGCTCGGAGTTCGTGCGGAGGACGTTGATCGTGAGGTTCACGGGTGCCTGCCTTTCGGGGGTGTTTGGCTTACGCCTACTCTATACCCTGCCGGGGACATCGCCTAATCGCGGTTAGTGCACAGCGAAACCCCCGATCCGCGGCCCGCTCCTGGGGAGAGCGGTTGGGGGGTGCCGGGGATCGGGGGTTCGTGAGGTGCCTGTTGGGGGGCAAGCCAGGCCAGACTACACGCCGGTGCGGCGCACGTCGAGCCCACCCGCGGCGTCCCGCTCGATCTTCGCCGCGGCGCCCCTCTGCATCGTCGGCGCGACCTGCTTCCAGAACTGCGCGTAGGCGGCGATGGCGACGACGAACGTCAGGAGGATCGCGCTCGGCACGCCCAGCCCCTCGTACGCGCCCGTGAAGAACGCCGTCCCGGCACCCGCGACCGCGCTCGTCACGAACGCGATGACGGTCTTGGTCGCGGGCTTCCAGTCCGCGCTGACGATGAAGTTCACCACGACGGGGACGAAGAATCCTACGATCACCGCCCACATCGCCGCGTCGGTCATGTCCGCTGGGATCAGATTGTCCATCGGTCCTGCTCCTCTCAGATGTCCTCGGCGAGGATCGCCGGGGGGTGTGGAACCTGCTCGATGCTCTCGGGCAGGTGGCGTGCGATCCAGTTGTTCAGGGTGCGGATGTGGTTGATCGCTCCCCAGTACTTCCGGCGGCTCTCGCCTAGTTCCGTTTCGAGCCGCCCGACCGACTCCTCCAGGGTGACGAGTCGGCGGGTCATCGGTTCGAGGAGGCTCTGCGTCTGCGCCTCGATGATCGCCTTCCAGCGGTTCGAGATCGCGTCGTCCTCGGCTGTCTCCTGCTGTGCGATGCCGATGCGCTTGTCATGCCGCAGGCGGAGCAGTGCGGCGAGCCCTCCACCGCCGAGCAGGATCGTGACGATGGTGATGGCGGGGGTCAGCCACGGGATACCCTCGGAACCCCCTGCCTCAGCCGCCAGTGCCAGTGCCGCGGTCATCGGCGTTCCCCTCTGTGATCGTGTCGAGAGCCGCGGTCCCCAGAGTGTGCGCTTCTCGCAGTTTCGCCGCGTGCGCCGCGCACAGCGCCGCCCGTGAGATGTAGAAGGCCACGAGAGACGTGACCAAGAATGCTTGCGTGCTCCTCGTCAGCGTGTCCGTGAACACGAGCGCCCACACCGTCACGAGGTACGGTGCGAGCGCCGCCGCCGCTCCCCAACTGGCGACCCATTCGAGGTGATACCGGTTCGCGGCGACGCCGACGATGGCGATGCCGGTCGCGGCCATCAGGAGGATGCCGCTCAGTACCGTGCCCCACAGCCCGATCTCGGAGATGATCGTCGTCGGGCTCGCGATCACAGCGGACGCCCCCGCGAGGCCGCTCAGCGCCCAGCCTGCGATGAGGGTCGTCTTGACAACCCTCTTGTGCCTCGGGGGGAGTCCGCTGTACATCACGGGTAGACGGTCGCGCCGTCGGCGTCGCGGATGGTGCCGCTCCGCTCGTCGGCTTCCGCCCGCGCCAGGTCGTCCAGTTCTTCCGAACCGGCTACCAGCGCGCCCTCGGCGTCGTGGATGGTGAACGGGCCGGTCACGCCGACAGCCCTGCCGCGACGGCGACATCCGCCGTGTCGAGGGCCACGCTCAGTTCGGCGGGGATCGCCTTCGGCTGGACCTGCACGAGGCCGCGCTTGATCACGTCGGCGTGCCCCTTGGTGACCTTCGCCCACGACGGCGTGCCGAGCGCACGCGCGAGGGCGTTGTTGTAGTCGCCGGGCATGGCGCCGCCGTTCTGGCCCTGGCCGAACTCGTGGAACCATCCGCTGTCCGTGTTGAACACGAGGTAGACGAGCGTGTTCTTCCCGTTCTCGTAGTAGACGCCGCTGTTCATGTCGATAGCCTCCTCGGGCTTCGGGGGTGTGGGGTTGGGGGGTGTCGTGCCTCCGCCACCGGCAGGGCCGGGGACGGGCTGGCGGGCCATGAAGTCCCGCGGGTCGATGGTGGCGCCGCCTCCGGGCCGCGTCTCGAAGTGGCTGTGGACGCCCGTGCTGTTGCCCGTCGTCCCCATGATGGCGAGCGCCTGGCGGGCGCTCACCTTCTGCCCGCGGAAGACCTCGATGCTCCGGTTGTGGGCCATGCGGAACGTGTCGCCGTTGCGTCGGGTCACCTCCACGAGGTTGCCGTATCCACCACTCCAGCCCGCGTAGGTCACCGTGCCGTCCACGGGGCTGACGATGGTCGTCCAGCCGATCAGGTCGATGCCCGCGTGCAGGCGCCAGACGTGATCGTTCGGGTGATACCGCCACCCGTACTCGCTCGACGCGCGGAAGCCGCTCGATGCCTGTCCGGGCTTCGGCGGCACGACATCCGAGCGGGAGCCGTTCGGCCAGAATACGGTGTCGGTCATGGCGCCTCCACCGGGTCCGGCTCGGGCTCGGGGTCACCCGGCACGGCGAGCCCTTCGATGCGTCCGAATGCGTCCAGCCGCAGGTGGTCGATCTGCCCGTTCGGGTAGACCAGTTCCACGAGCGGCGAATGCTCCAGCGCCTCCCGCGCGAGGCGGGTCACCTCGGCGTTGTACCTGCCCCACTGCTCGTCGTGGTCGCCCTCCGGGTCATAGTCCGTCAGGAGCATGTCGATCGGCGGGATGGCGAGGACTGTCGGATCGGTCATGGTGTCGATTCTCCCATCCCCGGTTAGGCGTCCGCTACGCCCCCGCCGACGGGCGGCGTTTCGGGCGTCTGGATCACGGCGGCGATGGCCGCGCGGAGGTGGTCGTCGGTCACTGCGGCGGGGTTCTTCCCCGGCGGGAGTGCCTTCGGGTCGGCCAGGTGCTCGGCCCGCACGCCTGCCGCGTAGGCGTGCACGCGGGTGATCGTCGTCTCCTCGCCGTTGACGGTGATCGGGCGGGAGATCAGCGTCCCGAGCACGGAGGCGACGGCGCCCTGTGCGTTCGGAATTTCCATCTGCTCGGCGGCGGCGATGAGCCGGTACTGGAGGTCGAGGTCGTCGCGGGCGGCGATGTGCTCGTTCGTGGTCGGCATGGTGCGTGTCCTCTCGGTTAGGTGTTGGCCTGGATGATCTGCCAGTCGAACGCGAACGCCTGCGTCGTCAGCGCGGCCAACTGCATGAATCGGATGGTCAGTACGGTGTTCGTCGGGTTGCGTGTGATGCCGTTCAGCGTCAGGATGCCGAAGCCGGAGCCGACCGAAACGGAGCCGATGATTACATCTTCGCTCGACTCCAGAACGGTGTCGATGGTCACGCTCGCCGTACGTCCCACGATGGTCACCGCCCCGGAGGTCTGCGTCGTCTGCCAGGCCGCGTCGGCGCCCCCGGCTCGCCCCGAGAACTTGCGCCACCCGCCCGTCTTGTTGCCGACGTAGAGGTGTTGCGTGCCGTCGGTGTCCTGCCAGAAGTCCCAGTAGTGCGGGGTCACCTGCCCGCGCAGGGCGGCAGTCCCGCGACCCTTCCCGTTCAGCCTCCACGGGCTCCAGGTGCCGCCCGACTGGCGGTATCGGCTGAACGAGAACGTCGAGAGGGGGTCGGTGGCCTGCCGCACGGTCTGCCACAGGACGGTCACCCCTCCGACCTTCCCCGCCGTGACGATGCCGCTCTGGACGTTCGTCGTCGGCGGGCGGTTCGCGGCGCTGGCATCCGCCCAGTAGAACCCGGCCTCCGTCGCGAGGTTCCAGTCCGTCACCTGCGCACCGTTCGGGCCGAAGCGGGCGGGCAGTCCGCCGCGCACGCTCAGGCGACGCTCCACGAGCAGGAGACGGCGGCGCGTGTCGCGCAGAATCTCCTCCATCGTCCGAGGAACGGGCTTGTTCCCGCCGCTCACGCCGCCACCTCCGTCGCCGTTCCCGCCGGGCTCAGCGTGACGGTGATCGTCTCGCCCTCCGCCGTCTCGGTCACCTTCACCCGGTCGAGCCGCTGATCCTGCGACAGGCGGCGCAGGTTCAGGCGTGCGAGGAGCGGCATCACCGTGCCCGGCACGAGGTGGTTGATCGTGAGGTCGTGGCTCAGGCGGAGCCCGGCCCCCTCCGGCATCCGCACCTCGATAGGCACGGGGTTGCGTCCGACGATGCTCCGCTGTGCCTGCGAGTTGAGTTCATCCTGCGTCGGGTCGTCGGAACCCTCCTCGCTCGCGAGGGATGCGAGCGATGTCCACGGCCCGTAGTAGGGGTCGCTCTGCCCGGCGTTGCCGACCGCCGGTGCCACGGGAACGTCCGGGTCCGTCTCCTCGGCGCGCTGTGCCGATACGTGCCCGATGGCCGCGTGCCTGCTCCCGCTGGCGATCACCTTCGGGTCGCCGTAGAAGTCGCTCTCGGTCAGGGTGCGCGTCCGACCGATCGCCATAGCCGAGTCCCAGATGAGCAGGCTCCGTCCGATCACGGTGAAGTCCAGCCCGCCCTCGGCGAGGTTCGACAGGTGCTCGCCGATCTGCATTTCGAACGCGAGCGTCGAGGAGCGGGTCAGGAGCGAGTCGCTGAACCGGATGTCGAGGTACGGGAGCACGTTCGCGGGCGGGTCGAACGTCGGGCTGTCCCACCGGGGGACG